GTGTGTTGTTTACCACCTTTACCGTCAAATGTCATTTTACAAGGAACTGAACCAACCGAATCCCAGAAGAAAACCAAATCAAACGGTATATCACCTTTTGCTTGATCATCCAATAGTTTGTTAATGTAATCAGTAATTTGTTCAATGTAAAAGAAATCGTCACGATAAAAGAATCGGCCAACCCATTCACCTGTTGCAGGATCTTGATCGCAATCTAAACCCATTAATTTTGCGTGACTAAAATCCCACTTTTTTTCGGTAACCAGAAATACTGGAATCATACCTTGTTTTTGTGCTGAAATAGCCGCTAAAATCAAAGCGGTTGTTTTACCAGTATCTGAGTGACCTAGTAACATGTTAATGTGTCCAACAGCTGGACCTGGGATACCAGTCATCTCTAAAAAAGCGGGTCCGCAATTTAGGAATGTGTCTGGTTTGTAAGTTGTAGAGGAACTATATTTATTCCTCATGTCATCGAATGAAAATTCTTTCTTTTTAACTGCCATGATATATTTTTTTTAGGTGTAAAAAAGGGGGTTGAGTTTATCCCGAAAAAATCGAAATACACCCATACCCCCAAGATTAAAGTTTATTTAGAATGGCAAGTCATCAAGAGTTGGTGTGTATGTGCTAACACCTTCCTCAACCTTAGCAATAAAGCATTTTTGCTCAGCATCCCAAATTGGTTCGCTACCTTCAGCAACGATATTCAAATACTCAACAGATTTTTTCTTGAACACATCTGTCCAAGCCATTGGATCACCCAACCACTCTACCGCTTGGTTTTCGTCATCAGAAAGTTTAGACTCTCTATCAGGGATGATAGAAGCAACTTTTGTGAAACCGACTTTTGAGTCTTTTGATTTATCTCTGATCATAGAGATTGTAAGGTCGAAACCTTCAAATGGGTTCCAGAACGCCCCATACTTTTTAACAAGCGGTGCGATTTTATCCATAATCCCTGAACCGTCTTGTACAGCTGGGAATCTCCAGAATTTAACACCCTCGTGCTCCTTACCGCGTTCAATAACACGAACGATAAAGAATTGTCGTGATTTGTATTGGATGGCCAATTTTCTTTCTTCTTTGTCTTCACTCTTCATTAAGAATTTGTACATCTCATTTAAAGGTGATGCTTCGCCATCTTGTGATGGGTCATAAAGTTTTGTCCATCGTTTTCCAATTTTTAAGTTGTGGAAATAACCAACTTTGTACCATTTTGTCGGATCGTCTTGGTTAGGAAGAATCCTAACTGATTTCTCACCGCTTTGCGCACCCTCATCAAGTGCAATTGTAAAATACTTTGTCAAGTCGACAGAACTAGATTGGGTAGTCTGTGTAGTTTTCGACTTTGCTTTCTCGTAATCGGCCAGTGTGTCTGTTGCGGCCTTGCTCCAATCGATTTTTTTGTAGTCAATCATAATAATTTATTTTTGTTATGGTACAAAAGTAGGTACAATTATTCGAAAAGTCAATACCCCGACCAAATATTTTTTTCTACAAACAAAAAAACCCCTAAAGGGGTTTCTTATAAAATATTTTTTTATCCGATTAGAATACCGTTTTGTATCTCTTAATACCGTACACTAATAAAGCTTTTGTTACGGGTGTGGATTCAGACTCCGATTGATTGACCGCCGTAATCTCTAAACTATCTATTGGGCATTCTATGAATCCCATCATTGATAATGTTATGTCTGATATACCGTTCATCGTTACAACGATCGTGTCGTTCGTATTACCAAGCGTTAAAAAACCATAGTATTTAATAGTATAGTCGTTTGTTTCAACAAACGTTAAAGCTGGATCACCAAGTTCTAATTTAACTGTTACTAATTCTTGTGAGTTTGTGTTCATGTTAATAATTGCTTACTGGTTTATCGTTATTATTGGTGTTGTAAAAACTGTTTTTAACATCTGTTTCATTGTAGTTATTCATCAAACTATCAACCATAGACATTTTGTCTGGCCTTTTTTCTAAGTCAGTTTGGGTTTTTGTCGCATTACCGCTCATATATTCATCTTGTGTAACACTAAATGGGTATGAATCTTTTGCTAAAACTTTTCTTCTTTCTTCCTCAGTAGGTGGTCTCATTAACTCAACCTGTTTAGCCAATGCATCCATTTGTTGAACCAATGAATCCATTTTCTGTAAATTTTGTTCAACACTATTAACTTTGTTGATAATAGCTTCAATTTTTTCAGATGAATTAGCAATTTTTTGAACAATATCATCAGCTTTTGCGGCCATTTCTTTTGTTGAGTTAACTAATTCGGTCACATCAACCTCTACATCACCTTCTGGGGCAGCTTCTGGGGCAACATCACCAGTTGTATCAATAGCGGCGTCATCAGTTGCTGGTACTTCTTCAGTCCCAGTCATATCTTCACCACCAGTTGTGTCAACACCAGCATCTACAGGAGCAGCTTCTTCACCACCAGTTGTATCAACACCAGCATCTACAGGAGCTTCCTCTGGAGCAACCTCATCCTCTTCAGCTTCATAAAATTTATAATGATGCCCTTCACTCAATCTATCTTGATAGGACATAATTTTGTTAAACCTTTTTATCTCTTCGGATAAAATTTTATCTAATTTGTTACTCATCTTAAAAATGTTTTCGTTGAATGGCTTATTGGTGATTCTTCTCTCAATAACTCTCTACCGTCCTCTAGGACCAGTTTTTTTTCTATTAAAGTTCTTTCAATTAAACCGTCTTTTGTTTTTACATAACAAACCCCAGTTTTTAAATCGCAAACTTCTTCTCCTATTTGAGCCTCTTCAATTCTTTTACCCAAGAATTTATCTAAACTACTTCCAATGTTGTTCATAATTGTTATTTACTTATAAATATATAATAAAATAGGAAAGTTATACATATTGGCTTACACTATCTGGTATTTTTGTTGCGGCTAAATTATTATTATTGTAATAATCGGTTTTACCTTGATAATTCCAGAAGAAGGCGTTGTTTTTACCCTTAGGTTCTCTTTCAACAACCCCGACAGCACTATTTGACGTAGGAGCCGCAGCCAAAAATTCGGTTCTAGATCCAACAAATGATGCGGCATTAGCTTTTAATGTTGGGTTTTTTATCGCATTAAGTGATATTTGAAGCCTTTGTTGTGCTTGTTCCCTATCAACACCTTTGGTTGCCATATAAGCGGCGATAGCGGTTTCCTCATCTTTAATCGCTTCCCATAGAGCTCTAGTTCTAAATGTTGGTTCGTACTGACCTTGTGCCATTATGACCTCAGTTATCGTTTTACCGTAGCCACCTTGAAGGTTTACTCTATTATATATAGACTGTGCAACATCGGCCAT